TCTATGTTCAGGGTGATGTAAGAATTACTGGTGACCTTGCTGTTGATGATATTAGTTTTGATCAAGCCACATTAACAGATATTAATGTAACTGGCATTGCTACTGTTGCAACTTTAGGTGTATCTGGCGTCACCACCACACAACACTTAAGAGTTACTGGTGTTTCTACATTAGGAACAGTTCAAGTTTCTTCTGGTATTGTAACAGCAACATCAGGAATTGTTACTTATTATGGAGATACATCAAATGCTGCAGATGGTAGATGGATATTAGGTGCTAATGGATCTTCTGATTATACCTTTACTGGAATTGGATTTACTGCAGTATTAAATGATCCAACTCTATATTTGACCAGAGGAAGAGTTTATGAATTTGTCAACACTATGGGTGCTCACCCATTTAGAATTCAGAGCACTGCTAATGGATCAGTTGGCACTCAATTTAATAGAGGTGTAACTAATAATGATGTTTCTAATGGAACTTTAAGATTTGAAGTTCCAATGGATGCGCCATCCACTCTTTATTATCAGTGTACTGCTCATGCTGCAATGGGTGGCGTAATCAGTATTATTGATGGTGTAAATCTTTCCCCATCTCAGATCAATGTCTCTGGTATTAGTACATTAGGAACAGTTCAAGTTTCTTCTGGCATCATCACTGCAACATCAGGTATTGTAACTTACTATGGTGATGGTTCATATCTCACTGGAAATGCAAGAAATCTAACTGCAACTATTGGTATTGGAACGTCTGGTGTTGCTGTTGGATATGGAGTTTCATTCCTTGATTTAAGAGGACCAGGACTTTCTACTGTTTTCTATAATAATGATGTAGGTATTGCAACGATCTTCTTCCAAGGTGGTGGAAGTGGTAGTGCATCTATTGGTATAGGAACAACTCCAGGGGATGCATTTGTTGGTGTTATTACCGCAGGTAATCTTTGGTATAACAGCAATTTAGGAAGACTGTTCATCTATTATCAAGATAATGATAGTGCTCAATGGGTAGATGCTGCACCATTTAATGTTGGTATAATTACTTCACTTGATAATGCAACTGTTTCTTTTGCTCCAGGTTCTGCATCATCTCCATCAATGCACTTTGTTGGGGATATTCAGACTGGTTTCTTCTCTCCAGGAGCAGGTGAATTTACTGTTGTATCATTGGGATCATCAATACTGAATATCAATCCAAGTGGTATTAATGTTACTGGTATCATAACTTCTACTAGATTATCAACAGGTAATGTTGTTTCATCTGGTATTGTAACTGCACAGGATTTTGATGCATTATCTGACCAAAATTACAAAGAAAACGTCACCACAGTTAACAATGCATTACTTAAGGTAGAACAACTTCGTGGCGTTAAGTTTGATTGGAAAGAAAGTGGTCTTCCTTCTTATGGTGTCATCGCACAAGAACTACAAGAAGTCCTACCAGAACTGGTTCACGGCAATGATCCAAAGACTGTAAATTACAATGGTATCATTGGTGTCCTGATTGAAGCAATCAAAGAACTGAAAGCAGAAGTAGAAGAACTTAAAAACGCTAAATAGTAAAAAACGCCGAGTGGTAACACGAAGATGGCAATTAAGATTTCAGGAACTACTGTTATTGATGACAGTAGGAATATACAGAACATTGGAGTTGCTACTGCTACAACGTTTAGTGGTAACCTGACAGGTAATGTAACTGGAAACGCAACAGGTCTTTCTGGTACACCAAACTTAAATGTTGGTATTGTTACCGCAACAAGTTTTAGTGGTTCTGGATCTGGTTTAAGTGGTGTCAGCACCAGTTTCGTAGCATCAATCGGTATTCAGTCCGCAGGAACTGTAATCGGTGCTGGTATTACACAACTGAACTTTATCGGTGCAGGTAATACGTTTGCAGTTAATGGAACAACGGTAAATATTAGCATCGCTGGTGGTGGCGGTGGAGGTGTTACATCCCTTGATATCACTTCTAACCTATTCTTCTAAATACAAAAAAGGATAAGACAATGACACTCAAGAAGACTAAACTACTCAATGTAACTTCAGTCACAGGTATTGCAACGGTTGGTATCTTAACTGTAGGAACAACTTCCACTGGTGGTGGTGTTGGTATTGCATCAACGACTTATATCCGTAGTGTTGTAATGCATAACACTGGTCTAGGAACTGCAAGAACGTCACTTTACATCTATCCAGATGGTGTTGCTGCAACTGGAGCAGCACAGACATCATATAGAATTTTGAGAGTTGATTTAGCACCAAGCGAAACAACATTCTTTGAAACAAACTATCCAATCACACTAACTGGTTCAGACAAGTTAGTTGTAGAAGTCAATGCACCTGATAGTGGTGGTACTGGTATTGGATCTGCTGTTAATTTCCTAGTCAATGGCGATACTGATATCTAATTATGGTCGTAAGAGCACTAGGAAATTCTGCAGCAAGTTTTAGAGATCGGTTCAATAGAACTGGAAATAGGGCTTCAAATCCTTATGTAGTTTCTACTATTTTAACAGTTACAAAACCAGATACAACAACTACAACAATAAATTTAGCAACAACAGATTTTAATTTTGCTGTAGCAGGACCCTATACAGTAACAATTGATAATCCAGCATCAGTTTTATTAAAAACTTGGGGTGCAGGTGGACAAAATGCGTATATTAACCATCAAAGTGGTGGAGGTGGATACGCAGAGGGTACAATGACTTTGCAATCTGGAACAACATATTATGTTGTTGTTGGATCAGGTGGAGGAACTGCTCCAACATATGCTCCTGGAAACGCTCCTATTCCTTATGGTGGTGGAGGATCTAATAATAATCCACTTGGAGGAACCGGTGGCGGATTTTCAGGATTGTTCATATCTTCTGTTTCTCAAGCAAATTCCATTTTAATTGCTGGTGCTGGTGGTGGATGTTATGGTAATGGGAATGGTGGTGGAGGAGGAGGCACAACGGGGCAAAATGGGGGTGGTTATGGCACTGCTGGCGGTGGAACCCAAAGTGCCGGAGGAGCTGGTGGTATTGGTGGTGGATCAACTGGAACTGCTGGATCTGCATTAACTGGTGGAAAAGGAGGAACAACACCTGGTGCATCTGGTGGTGGAGGAGGATATTATGGTGGCGGCGGCGGTGGTGGTGGAACTGGTTCTGGTGATTATGGTGCAGGTGGTGGTGGTTCTGGATATACAAATCCAACATACATTTCTTCACCGGTATTAACACAAGCAACTAGTTATCTGGCAGCAAATAATTCATCTCCCGATAATGGAGGTTCTGGAAACGGACTTAATGCAACTCCAGGTAATGGACAACCTGGTAGATTTATCATTAGAAAATCATAAATATTCAAAAAACGCTATAAGATGTCTCTTCGTTCCTTAAATAATCCAATAGCATCGTTTATAGATTATCTTTCCAAGACTGGAACGGATGCTTCTGTGCCTTATACTGCACCATCAGGACTAACAGCGACTGGTGGTGTGATTAGTGATTATACGGACCCAGGACCAGGAGCAGTTTATAGAGCACACATCTTTACTTCATCAGGAACTTTTACAGTAAGTTCTATTGGAACTTTTGGATCTAATGTAGAATATCTTGTAGTTGCTGGTGGTGGTGGAGCAGGAAGAGTTGGAGGCGGTGGTGGCGCGGGTGGATTTAGAACAAATGTTCCAGGTCATCCATTAGCATCACCATCACCACTTCCTGTTTCAATATCACCTGGTTCTTACACAGTTACTGTTGGTAGCGGCGGCGCAGGTGCGACGCCTAGTAGCCCTGAGGGTTCTTCTGGAAATCCATCAGTATTTTCTACTATAACTTCTACTGGTGGAGGAGGTGGTGGTGGCAGCTCTCCGGGTTTTGGTCAATCTGGTGGTTCTGGAGGAGGCACGGGATCAGTGGCGGGGCCGCTGGCACCAGGATCTGGAGGAACTGGTAATACCCCACCTACATCTCCATCACAAGGAAATCCTGGCGGAGCCGGCGCAGGATCTATAGGATACACTGCTGGTGGAGGAGGAGGAGGAGCTTCTCAGGCAGGTTCATCCGGTGGACCTGCCGCAGGACCTGGAGGAAATGGATCGCCAATATCAATAACAGGTATTACAACTCACTATGCAGGTGGTGGCGGAGGAGCAACAAATGGTGTTGGATCTGGTGCTCCTCCTGCTCCTGGTACTGGAGGTTTAGGTGGTGGAGGAGATGGAGTAGCGTTTGCATTCCCCGCTCCCCCAACAGCTAGTGGAACTAGCGGAACTTACTCCACAGGCGGAGGTGGTGGTGCTGGAGGTAATAATAGTGCTAATTTTAGTGGTAGTGGTGGTTCCGGTATCGTAGTAGTCCGTTACCAAATCGCACAACTCGCAGCAACCGCAAAAGCAACTGGTGGTTTTATAAGTTATTATGGTGGTAAGACTATTCATACCTTTACGAGCACTGGTACTTTTACTGCAGATCAAGCTTTAACTATTGATTATTTTGTTGTTGCCGGTGGAGGAGGTGGTGGTTCGGGCACAGGATCTGCTGGCGGCGGTGGCGGTGCTGGTGGATTCATATATGCCACAAATCAACCAATATCTTCAGGACCATTTACAGTTCAAGTTGGAAGTGGAGGTGCCGGTTCTACAGGAGTATATCCATCTCCAAGCTTAGGTGCCAATGGAGTTAATTCTGTTATTTCTGGTCCTGGATTTACAACTGTAACTGCTATTGGAGGAGGTGGCGGTGCGGGCAATGAATCTCCAGCTAGTCCTGGTGGTAGTGGAGGTGGTGGAGGATGTAATGGAACTACAGCAGGTACAGGAACTCCCGGACAAGGAACTCCTGGTGGTACTGGACAAGCAAGTTCAAATCGTGCCGGCGGCGGTGGAGGCGGTGCTGGCAATTCAGGACAAAATGCAAATACTACACCAGGTCAAGGTGGTAATGGAGGAATTGGAATACAAATACCATCAATATTCCAAAACCCAGTTTCTCAACCAACAGCCTCAACTGGTGGTGGACTAGGGACACCTGGACCAGGAAGCACTTATTTCTGGGTTGCCGGTGGTGGTGGAGGAGGAGATGATTCACGAGAATCCCCCGCTGTTGGTGGCACTGGGGGAGTTGGCGGAGGTGGTAATGGGTCAAATACTGCACCTGTTCGCGGAAGTTCAGCTATAGTAAATACCGGTAGTGGTGGCGGTGGTGGAAGTTACGGTCCATCTGACGCCACTGGATTTGGAGGAAACGGTGGTTCCGGTATCGTTCTCATCGCATATCCTTCATAAATACTCAAAAAACAGAAAATGGGCGTAAGATCGGTCAATAATTCACTACAACAGTTTTTAGACACCTTCGTAAGAAGTGGTACTGATGCTGTAACTCCTTATAGAGAACCACAAGGATTAACAGCAACTGGTGGCGTGATTAGTGATTATGTTTCTGGACCTACTGTTTATAGGGCTCATATTTTTACTTCATCAGGCACTTTTAGTGTTAGTGCATTAGCAACTGACCCCAACATTCCAAACAATGTAGAGTATCTTGTAGTTGCTGGTGGTGGTGGCGGCGGACTTGGTGGTGATAATTCATCCTATCAAGCTGGTGGTGGAGGAGGTGGTGCTGGAGGATTATTATCAACCCACCCAGATGTTCCTGCTCCATTAAGACAAACTGCAGTTCCTATTTCTGGTCCATTTCCAGCACCTTTTACAATCACTATTGGAGCAGGTGGCGCTGGTGGTGTTCAAGGAACTAAAGGAGGGCAACAAGGCACTACATCATCAATCGCATTTCCATCACCAGTATCAACCACTGGCGGCGGTGGTGGTTCGGGCAATCCATCACCAGCACCACAAAGAAATGGTGGTTCTGGAGGCGGCGGTGAAGGCGCATATTCTCCCGCACCACAAAACTCTGCAGGAACAGCAACGCCAGGTCAAGGAAGTGCGGGTGGTGCCGGTTCCACTGTCCCAGAAAGTCCAGATGCAAGATATGGTGGTGGAGGAGGTGGTGCAGGTGGAGTAGGAACCCCTGGCGTTCAACCAAATCCAACTAAAGGTGTTGGTGGAGTAGGATTTAATATTTCAATCACCGGAACATCAACTGGTTATGCTGGTGGTGGTAGTGCAGGTGCATATAATGTTGCAGTTTCTGGAAGTAATCCAGCACCTCCTATAGGGGGCGGGGGTACGGGAGGATTAAATAGTACTCCTGGTGGAAATGCAACTTACTCTACCGGAGGAGGTGGAGGTGGTGCAAATAGTATTAGTGCTAGTACAATATATTATGGAGGCAACGGTGGTTCCGGAATCGTAGTCGTCCGTTATCAAATCGGCACAGTTCAAACAGGAACAGCAAGAGCAACTGGTGGTGCTATAAGCTATTATGGTGGTAAGACGATTCATACCTTTACAAGTTCTGGTACTTTTGCAACTGCGCCAAACTGGACTGCGACTAATGTAGAGTATGTTGTTGTTGCAGGCGGCGGGGGAGGACAGACTGGTGGAGGTGGTGCTGGCGGAATTTTAACAGGCACCACTCCAATAGGAGCACATCCAGTATCAACGTCTATTCAAGTTGGTGCTGGTGGAATTGGTGGAAGATGGGTTGCAGCCGCATCTGCAAATGGCACCGATTCATTCTTTGGACCGCCAATAACTGCTACTGGTGGTGGTAGAGGTGGTGGTTGGAATGATGGTGGAAATACAGCATCTCCTGGTGGATCCGGTGGAGGAGGTGCTGGTGGAACAGGACCAACACCAGGAGGAACAGGTGTTGCTGGACCACCTAGACAAGGTTATAATGGTGGAAATGGATTACAAGATCCCGGAGGAAATCAGGTTGCTGGTGCAGGAGGTGGTGGTGCTGGTGGCCAAGGATCAAATGGATCTGGACCACCAAACATTGGAGGACACGGTGGTATTGGTGTTCAACTTCCAGCGACATTCCAAAATCCAACATCGCAATCTGGTCCAAATGGTGGTGGTTTAGGGTTTCCTGGACCTGGAAGCACTTATTTCTGGATTGCTGGAGGCGGTGGAGGATCCGTAAATAATGCCGGAACCGCAGGATCTGGTGGAGGACCTGGAGGACCATATGCGGGTGCGGGTCCTGGAAATGTTGGCCCAACTACAACCGCAGGAATTCCTGGTGCTACAAACAGTGGCAGTGGTGGAGGATCAGTCTGGGATTCATCTGCTGCTTATACGCAAGCAGGTTCCGGTGGTTCCGGAATAGTCCTAATTGCCTATCCATCATAAATAACTAGAAAGACCATACAATGAGCCAGTCAAAAGTTCAACTAGTCAGTAATATCGTAGGAAATGTATCAGGTGGTGCAAGTTTTACTGGCATCGTTACTGCAGCAGGTGGTTTTAGTGGAAGTATTACTGGAACTGCATCCACTGCAAGTTTTGCAACAACTTCTTTTGGACTCTCTGGAAGTCCTAATATTGCAATAGGAAATATTACTGGTGTTGCTGCTACATTCACTGGTAATGTATCAATCGCAGGAACATTAACTTATGAAGATGTAACCAATGTAGATTCTGTTGGTGTTGTAACAGCAAGAAGTGGTATTAGAGTTGGTGCAGGAGGATTGGTTGTAACTGCTGGTGTTTCTACTTTTGCAAATAAATTAGGTGTAACTGCAGGTGGTATTGATATTACCTCTGGTGGTCTTAATGTAACTGCTGGTGTTTCTACTATTTCAGGAGCATTAAAAGTTGCAACTGGAATGGAGAAAGTTCATAGACAGTCAGGAAATACTGTTACATTAACTTATAATTCAACATCAAGTTCTAATGTTGGTTATACAACGAATCCAAGTGGTGATATTACAGTTAATGTTGTAGATATTCCAACATCAAGTGATTATGATGATCATTCAATTACTTTTGCAGTCATTGTAAACAACACTGGAACTGCAAGAACTTGCACTGCTGTTAATTTGAATGGTGTAGCAGAAACCATTCGTTGGGCAGGTGGTTCATTAGCAGCGGCACTTTCTGGTGTAACAACCACAACAGGTCATACAATCTTTACTTTCACGGGTATTAATACTGTTGGATCTGCAAGCACAGCAGCAAATTATCAAGTTCTTGGAACTGTTAGTGGAGGTTTCTGGTAATTATGGCACCTTTATTATCGAGACTTGGTAATGGTGGTGGAAGTAGTTTTGGGTTCAATAAAAAAAGTAGGCCTACCTCTGGATCTGGAGGAAACACATCAGGTATTTCGGCAACAGGCGGAAATATAGAAACAAGTCCATATCCAGGAGGAGATGGTTTTACGTATAAATCTCACATATTTACAAGTAATGGCACTTTTGCTGTAAGTTCTGTTTCTGGACCGGGATTAATACAATATCTTGTTGTAGGTGGAGGCGCCGGCGGTGCTGGTGTTTATGGCGGGGGCGGGGGCGCTGGTGGTTTAAGATCTAATCATCCAGATATGCCAGCACCATTAATTGGAGCTCCATTTACAGTATCTGCTACTCCATATTCAGTAACAGTTGGTCCAGGTGGTTCTGCTGGCCCACAAACACCATCTGGTAATTATGGCGGAAATGGAAGTTCATCTAGTTTTGGACCAATAACATCAGAAGGTGGTGGCGGTGGTGCCGGAATGTGGCCATCTGCTCCACAAGCTATTGGTGTTAATGGTGGTTCTGGTGGAGGTGGTGGTACAGTACAGAATCAAGTATCAAATAATGCTGGAGGAAGTGGAAATAGAGTAGCAGGAACATCAACACCCGTTCCATCTCAAGGAAATAGTGGGGGAGCAGGTAGGGGCGACAATGCTAGTTATAGAAATGGCGGCGGTGGCGGTGGTGCTGGTGGCGCCGGTAGTGAAAGTACAGGTGGAATAGGTGGAGCTGGTGGAATAGGACTTCAAATTCGCATTTCTGGACCACCAGCAAGTCCACAACCACAAGGAACAACTGGTCCAAATCCAGGCGGTGGATATTTTGCTGGCGGCGGCGGAGGCGGTGCCGTTGAAGCTTTTAGTCATCCGGGAGGAGCGGGTGGATCTGGTGGAGGTGGAAAAGGAGGACCAGCTACTGGCACTCCAGGAAGCACAAATACTGGAGGCGGCGGTGGTGGCGGCGGTGGTGCCAGTGACTACGCAGGAGGTTCCGGTGGATCTGGTATAGTAATTATACGTTATACTGTATAATTTTTGTTTTATTCAATCATCTAACATAAAAATCATAAATAACTAAAAAAGTATCAATAAGATGTCGCAGATAAATGTAGATACTATTAAAAGCAGAACAGGTGGAGCACGATAAATAATAATACCTGATTGGGTGGTACTTTTCAGGAGGAGGGTGAAAGTCCCTCCTTTTTAGTATAAATAGTATTACCACCCGATTAGAGTAGAAATGTATTACGTTTATTCTTACTTAAGAGAGGATCATAGTCCTTATTATATTGGTAAAGGTTCTGGTAAAAGAGCATATACAAAAGGACCAAAAGAAGTTAAACCACCAAGAGATAAATCAAGAGTTAAGATTATAAAAGCAGATTTAACAGAAGAAGAAGCATTCCTGTTAGAAAAACTTTATATCTTAATGTTTGGTAGAGTTGATTTAGGTACTGGTATTTTAAGAAATAAGAGTGATGGTGGTGATGGTGCTTCTGGAGCAGTAAGAAGTGAAGAAACCAGAGAAAAACTTCGTCAAGCAAATCTTGGAAAGAAAAGACCGCAGTGGATTTATGATAAAATTGCTGCAAGTAATAGAGGTAAGAAAGCAAGTGCAGAAACTAGAGCAAAACAAAGTGCTGCTAGAAAAGGTAGAAAATGTACTGAAGAACATAAAAGAAAAGTAAGTGAAGCAAAGAAAGGATTTAAGCATACTGATGAAGCAAAAAGATTAATGGGAATTAATCAGCGTAAAAAAGCAAAACCACACAAACTTACTTTTGCTGATGGAAGAGAAATAATCGTTGATAATATTATGGAATGGTGTGAAAATAATCCATATTCTGCAAGTCCAGTATACAAAGTTAAAAACAAAGGTATTCCTCATAAAGACATCATAAAAGTAGAACTTATGGGATAGACATTTCTAAAAAACTGATATATAATAGCGTTGAACACATAATAGGAGATTGAAAGTTGGCGTATCAGTCAGTTTGGTATCAGTCTGAAATTGCACCAGAACTTGTAGATATTTTAGAAAGAGATGCAGTAGAGCATTTTGATGAACAGATGGGTGATAGTCGGTTACACGGCGATGCCCTAAACAGAGATAAAAGAAACTCCCAGAATGCTTGGATTCCCACTACTCATTGGATTGGTGGTTTCCTGTGGCATTATATTGAAAGAGCAAATCGGGAAAACTTCCTCTATGATATTCGTAATATTGATGGAGAAAGTATTCAGTTTACCAAATATACAGAAGGACAGTTTTATTCTTGGCATAATGATGCTGGTCTAGCAACGCATTACAAACCAGTATCAGTTGGTAATCGTGGTAATGGTCAGGAAATTGCACAGGATTTTATTAATGAAAACTGTGAACTGATCCGAAAGCTTAGCGTAGTAGTTCAGCTCAGCGACCCCGATGATTACGAAGGTGGCAACCTACAAATATTAGATGAAGCAAACAATAGCTATATCGTTCCAAGAAAGCGTGGAACTGTGATTGTATTTGATTCAAGAGCGCAGCATCGTGTTCTTAAAGTAACTAAAGGCACTCGTCGTTCTTTAGTCGCGTGGGTCGTGGGTAAGAGGTGGCGCTGATATGGCAGAACAAATGACAGAACTGCAACTGATGATGCAGGAAAGGATGAATACGGGAACTGCTTGGACTCGTAATGAATCCTTTGAGAAAAATGGATATTTGGTGATTAAAAATCTGTGGGACCCAGAAGAACTTTACCATCCTCTGCCACCAGAACGTGGACAGATGAACTGGTGGGGTAAAAAAATGGACCAGTTCACCCACAGTGAAGTAGAAATGCAGGTTGAAGGTTCACTTGCACGTTATTGGCACCCACAATATCGTCAGATTCATTGCGGTATTCGTATGAAACTGGAAGAAGCACTGGGACGGAAACTTTATAATACTTATTATTACGACAGATACTATTTTCCAGGGCAGGAACTAACCCGTCACGCAGACCGTGATGCCTGTGAGATTTCTGTGACGGTTCATATTAGCACGAATCTAACTGGTGATGATGCTGATTGGCCCATCTGGATTAAAACTCCCGATACTTATGCAGATAAAAAGAAGACACAAGTATTAGTTCCTGGTGAGAATCGTTCTGTGATTCTGAAACCTGGTGATGGAATGGTTTATAAAGGAACGGAAAGGCCCCATTGGCGGGATCCAATGCCTGGTGCAAAGAAGAGTAAGAAACTGTTTGGTAAGACTGGTGAACTTTATTTTCATCAGATCTTTTTTCATTACGTGCTTCAAGATGGGCAGAGGGCACATTGCTATATGGATAGGTCCCGTTAGAGATAAATAACAATACCTGATTGGGTTGCACTTTTCAGGAGGAGGGTGGAAGTCCCTCCTTTTTAATGCTATAATATGAATAAATAGTAACGCAACCCAAATCAGTAAAAAATGTCTAGCAAGAAGTATCACTATACCTACTATTCTTATGAAGAATGGGGTATGGGTTATTTTGGTAGCAGAAGCTGTGATTGCTTACCGGAAGAAGATGTAAATTATTTTGGAAGTTTTAGTAATAAAAACTTTAATCCAACTCATAAGATTATTTTAAAAAGTGATTATGAAACTAGGGAAGAAGCGGTAGCAGATGAAATACTTCTTCACGAATTTTATGAAGTAGGAAAAAATCCTCACTTTGCAAATAAAGCAAAGCAAACTTCTAAAAAGTTTATCTTTTATGATATGGTTGGAGAAAAAAATCCATTTTATGGAAAAGAACATTCGCCAGAAACAAAAGAACTTTTAAAACAAAGAACAACAGAAACTTGGAAAAATAAACCACATCCTTGGATTGGAAAATCTCACAGTGAAGAAACAAAAAATAAATTAAGAGAAAAGAATGCAGGTCAAGTTCCTTGGAATAAAGGTATTCCTAGGACAGAAGAAGAAAAGATAAAAATGCGTCTGGGTCACAAAGAATGGCATAAAAACAATGTTGTTTGGAATAAAGGAAAAACTGGAATATTTTCCCAAGAAGCCTTACAATCTATGAGTGAAAAAAGAAAAGGCGTTGTTCCTTGGAATAAAGGAATTGCCAGAACCCCAGAAGAAAAGAAAAAAATAAGTGAAAATAATCCTATGAAAAGGGACGAAGTTAAACAAAAAATGATAGACAGTTTATGTAAAACCACATATGAGTTTACTGACCCAGAAGGAAATATTCATATCACTAAAAATATGACACAGTTTTGTTTGGATAAAAAATTAAATAGGAATTGTATCGCTCTTGTTATAAAAGGAAAACAAAAGCATCATAAGAGCTGGACTTGCAAAATTCTTGGGAGGATTGAAAAATGAAAACCCCACTCTTTGAATATCCATCATACCAATACCAGATTGATGATTGGGACTTCAAAAAACGCGGCTTACTTAACAGAATCAACTCTCAAAAATTCATCCGCACCAGTCTCCAAACATTCGAAACAGATCGTCAAACAAATCGCAAAAGTTATCTACATTACTTCCAAGACCTTATCAAACCTCAACTGTTTGAATTCTGTCAGGAAGCACAAGTGACGTGTAGTATGACTGATTGTTGGTCCGTAAGATACAAACAAGGAGACCACCAGACGATTCACAACCATAAAAGTTGGGGATTCTCTGGTGTTCTTTATGTGGAGTATGACCCCAAACATCATACTCCGACTTGTTTTGTTGCACCGTGGCAAGACCCTAGAACTGATACAACAACTCTGGCATATCCACAAAATGTAAGAGAGGGGACATTAGTGATTGTACCTTCTTATACATTACACTTTGTTCATCCAAATCAATCAAGAAAGCAAAGAACGATTATATCTTTTGATTTACTTCCTAAACTTCCAGATCATCAAGCAATAAATACTTAAAAAGTATTTTAGAAATGGCATACTACATCTCCAAACCAAGTCGTATTGATCCAAATCTCACTGTTTATTATGCTGGTGATAATAGATGGACTGATGATGCATCACAAAAAGCAACGTTTTCAACCAAAAGTGCAGCAACAAAATTAATTGCTAATCCTGATGGTACAAATGGTGGGTGGACAGGTAGCACTGTCGTGGCTGAATAAATAAACAAAAGAGCATAGAAGAGAGAAGTGGCACTTAATTTCCCTAATTCTCCTACGGTAGGTCAGGTTTATACTGATACAACATCTGGGTTTTCCTACGAGTGGGATGGTACAGTATGGAAGAGTTATAGTCCAGCAAGTGCATCAAACATTAAGATTCTTGATGATATTAGTGGAAGTTTTAATGGAAGCACCACACAGTTTGCATTAACCTCTGGTGGTGTTTCACTGACTCCTGCAAATGCTCAATCACTGATTATTACGATTGGTGGTGTAGTACAAGAACCTGGTACTGATTATACAGTATCAACAACAAATATTAACTTTACAACAGCACCAGTTGCCGAACTTTCATTCTCTGGTATTTCTCTTGGACCTGCTGTTCCTATTACCTATGCAAATGATGGTGTTATCTACATTCGTAACACCTACGTAGGTTCTGGAACAACAGGTCCTTTTAGTTTTCCAGAAGGTTATGCAATTGGTTATCTGGATGTTTATCGTAATGGTGTTCGTTTAAGTTCTGGTACTGACTTTGTTGGAACCAGCGGAACGAACTTCTTCTTAACTGATGCTGCTGCAGTCAGTGATGAAATTGAAGCAATTGGTTATACCATTACATCTATTATCAATGCATCAACCAGTTTTGATAATATTAATGTCACTGGTATTACCACCACTGGAAGATTACAAGTTTCATCCAATACAAATATTGTTGGTATTGTAACTGCATCAAGTTTTGTTGGTACTTTAACTGGTACTGCAACAGGACTTTCTGGTACACCAAACATTACTGTTGGATCTGTTACATCAGGTAATATTAATTCTTCTGGTATTGTTACCGCTACAACTTTCAGTGGAGCATTAACTGGTAATGCTACTGGTTTATCTGGCACACCTAATATCACGGTAGGAAGCATTACATCAGGTAATATTAACTCCAGTGGTATTGTTACTGCAACATCATTCACTGGTAATGGTGCAAACCTCACAGGATTAAACATTCCAGCAGGTTATACAGAACTTGATGGTATGCTTTTCGGTTGATACATAAATAACTAAAAAAGAAGTAAGATGGCACTTAAGAGAACTAAATTATTAGGTATTCAAGCAGTTACTGGTATTAATACAGTAGGCATCTTAACTGTTGGAACCACACAAACTGCTGGTGGAGTTGGTATTGCATCAACCACTTATCTTCGTGGTGTGGTGATGCATAATACTGGACTTGCAACCGCTACTTCATCTCTCTACGTTTATCCAAGTACTGTTGCAGTTTCTGGTGTTGGACAGACTGCTTATCGTTTAGCAAGAGTAGACCTAAACGCAAATGAAACTTTCTTCTTTGAAATGAATTATCCATTGGTTCTCACAAACCAAGAAAAGATTGTTGTAGAAGTTACTCAACCAGCAACAAGTGTTGGTGGAGCAGGTATCGGTAGTGTAGTAAACTATCAAATTCTTGGTGATACTGACATCTGATAAGAGGTAAGTAGAATGGGTGCGAAGAGTTCTAGGAATACAACACAGAATAATCGTAGTGACGGTCACTTATTAGAGTATTTCCGTAATACTTTTGTTCGTGGTGGTGGTGGAACTAATACTAGTCCAAGATTTGGTGGTCCATTAGGTCTTTCTGCAACTGGTGGTGTAGTTAGTGATTATACTGATCCTGGTCCAGGTGCAATTTATAGAGCACATATTTTTACTTCATCGGGCACTTTTGCAGTCAGTTCTATTGGATCTTATGGATCTAATATAGAATATCTTGTTGTTGCTGGAGGTGGCGGAGGAGGAGGTGCCTCTGGTGGATATGGCCCTGGTGGCGGCGGTGGCGCAGGAGGGTTTAGAACTGGTACTAGTTTTCCAATAAGTACGTCTCCTGGTTCTTATACAGTAACTGTTGGCGGTGGCGGCGGCGGAGGAGCTCCTGCAAATGGTACTGGAGACACTGCAACTATTGGTGGAAATGGTAATGACTCTTCTTTAGTATCTCCAACTGGACCACAGACAATAACCTCTTCTGGTGGTGGAGGTGGTGGTAGGGCAGGTACAACTAGAAATGGTGCTAATGGTGGTTCTGGTGGTGGTGGTGGTGGCGGTAACCCTGCACCAGGATCTGGCGGTACAGGAAATACACCACCATTTTCACCAGCACAGGGATATAATGGTAATAATGCTGGATCTGCAACTTACGATGGTGGTGGCGGCGGCGGTGCCGGAGGTTCTAATGTAGGAACTTCTTCGGTGAATGGTGGAACTGCCGCTACTTCCTCTATCACAGGTTCTACTGTTTATTATGCTGGAGGTGGTGGAGGTGGAACAAATAGTGGATCTGGGGGTTTAGGTGGAAATACATCTACATTGTCACAAAAAGGTGGAGCAGGTGATGGTGGTCCTGGAGATGTGTCAGGAACTGCTGGAACTTATTCAACAGGTGGTGGTGGCGGTGCTGGTGGAAATAGCGGTGTTGGCGGTAGTGGAGGCGCCGGTGGTTCCGGAATCGTAGTCGTCCGTTACCAAATAGGACAACTAACAGCATCTGCAAAAGCAACTGGTGGCGCTATTAGTTATTATGGCGGTAAGACTATTCACACCTTTACAAGTTCTGGTACTTTTGCAACAGCACCTAATTGGTCTGCAACTAATGTAGAATATGTAATCGTTGCTGGTGGCGGTGGTGGTGGAAATGTTGGTGGAAACTCTGGCACTGGCGGCGGTGCCGGTGGAGCAGGTGGATTTATAACTGGCACTACACCAATTGGAGCACATCCTGTTTCCACAACCATTCAAGTTGGTGCTGGTGGTGCAAAAGGAGCACTTGATCAAAGAGGAGCAAAGGGTATTGATTCGTTTTTTGGTGCTCCATTAACTGCAACAGGTGGTGGTGGTGGTGGATCTGCTAATGCACCAACAAGAGCAGGTGAACCTGGTGGATCTGGTGGTGGTTCTGCAGAAAATCAACCGGCAGGTACAGGAAATACTCCACCAACATCACCACCACAAGGAAATCCTGGTGGAGTTGGTACTTCTCCTGGTGGTGGAGGAGGTGGTGGTGGAGCAAATCCAAGTGCTCCTGCTGGAACTGGTGCCGGTTCTGGTGGATCTGCTAATGGTGGTGCTGGTGGTCTTGGCGTACAAGTTCCTTCAACATTCCAAAATCCAGCGTCACAACCAACAGCAGCAACTGGTGGTGGTTTAGGAACACCTGGACCTGGAAGCACTTATTTCTGGGTTGCTGGAGGAGGAGGTGGTGGTAATTCTCCAGGACCTTCAACGGCACCAGCTGGTGGAGCAGGTGGTGGTGGTAGTGGACAAACAGTTCCTGGAATTGCGACACCTGCTGGAAATGGAATTGTGAACACTGGTGGTGGTGGAGGTGGTGCAGCTGCTGGACCTACAAGTACAGATGGAGATGCTGGTTTTGGTGGTTCCGGTATCGTCCTTATCGCATATCCTTCATAAGACGCCCAGCATAAATAACATTACCTAAACATTCGCAACTTTAGGTGGGGAGAGTAGAAATACTCTCCTTTGTTATATAAATACATATGCGAATGTTTAGAGTAGTATGAAACGATTAGAGGTCTCTCAAGAGAGAGTACTGGAACTTTTTAAGTATGAAGATGGAAAGTTATTCCGTAGAAGTGATAATAAAGAAATGGGTATCTATTCCACAAAACATCATAGATATGCTAGAATAGTGATTGATGGAAAAGATCATAAACTCCATCGTATTATCTTCTTATATCATCACGGGTATCTTCCAGATATCATAGATCACATTAATGGTGATTGTTATGATAACCGAATAGAAAACTTAAGAGAAGCAAACACACACCAAAACCGACAAAATAGTAGAATATACTCTACAAGTAAGTCCGGTGTAAAGAATGTTTATTGGGAACAAGGGTGTAAAAAATGGAGAGTTACTTTTACTATTAATTACAAAAGAAAAACATTTGGTTATTACACGGATTTAGAAGAAGCAAAACAAGTTGCAACTTCTATGCGTGATAAATATTTCAAAGAATTTGCAAATCACGGTTCTTATTAATAAAGGAGGATAGGACTTTGGCACATTTTGCTTGCTTAGATGAAAACAACGTAGTTACACAAGTCATCGTCGTGTCAAACGATGATTGTTCTGATGTAAATGGGAACGAAGTCGAAGAAATCGGTGTAGCATTCTGTAAGAAACTTCTGGGTGCTGATACCAACTGGAAGCAGACGAGTTATAATAATAACTTTAGAGTACGCTACGCAGGAATTGGCTACAGTTTTTCAGAAGAACTTAATGCCTTCATCCCCCCACGTCCATTTGATTCGTGGATTTTGAATGAAGAAACTGCTGACTGGGAATCACCAGTTGGTCCTGCTCCTACACTGACAGAAGCAGAGATTGAAGCACGTTCATTCTATCAATGGGACGAAGAGAATGGTGAATGGGATCTTGTAACTCCTGAACCACCAGCAGAGGAAGAGTGATATAAAAGGGAGGATAAAACCTCCTTTTTTTATGTCTGGAATAAATAATTAAAAAAGACAAATGGCATCCAATCCAGTCATTAATATATCCATACCGCAAGGAGCAGACTTTACAGAGACTTTTCTCTCTAAAGAATCAAATGGTGCTGCATCTAACTTAGCTGGATACACTGGAATTGCTAAAATCAAAAAACATTCTGGTGCTACCACATCAAAATCTTTTAGTGTAACAATCACTGGAGCAACAGGTGAAGTTTCTATTGCAATGACATCTGGTGCGACAGTAACACTAGAACCAGGACGTTATTATTATGATGTAAGATTAACTTCTGGAAGTGGAGCAGTTTCCAGATTAGTAGAAGGTATGGCACTTGTAACAGCAGGCATTAGCACGTAAAAACTATGGCTACCGTCACAAAAGCATCTTCATCGGCTGTATCCGTTACAAAAAAGGCAGTAGCAAAGAAAAAAGTTGAGTCACAACGACCAATATCCACATTAGAAGAACTTGGAGATGTCAATGTTGGCACTCCTGGTTCTGGACAAGATGGATATTTACTTGCTTATGATTCTGCCACAGATACCTTTAATCTTATATCACCAGACACTTACTTAAGTTCTGCGGTAGAAGATAGTGATCTTCCAGATAATTTCATTACACAACTAGAGAACGAACTTGATCTTGGTAGTATTCAAGTTGATAGTGTTGATGGAGGTGGATTCTGATGGCAGTCAATCTTAGAGATTTAGAGAATGTTAGTTTTGGAACACTGAATAGTTCTAAAAACAAGCACGTTATAAAATATGTTGCATCATCTGATACTTATGAATTAGTAAGTGCAGATTCTGTTTTATCTTCTTCTAATGTTTTGGATGGCAACTTACCTGATGATTTTGTAGATCAAATAGAAATCGAAATTGATCCAGATAATCTTGAAATACTTGGTTATGATGGTGGGGGATTTTAAATACAATAAATAATAAAAAAGTGTATAAAAAGAGATGGCAGCTCCTGTAATTCAGTTTAAGAGAGGTCTTCTTGCTAATCTCCCTGGATTAAGGGCTGGTGAACCTGGTTTTACAACCGACTCTTACGACCTTTATGTTGGTCTTACCTCTGATACTTCCACAAATAAATTCTTTGGTTCGCATAGATACTGGACGAAAGGAACTGCATCAACTGGTAGTGGTGTAAACTTTGTAGAAGGTACTACAAACGGGACGCAATATGTAACTCTTAAAGCACCTGATAGTCTTTCTGGAATTACGACCTTTACACTTCCTGGTGCTGATGGAAGTAATGGTCAGTTTCTGAAGACGAATGGTTCTGGTACATTATCGTTTGCCGATGTATCAACCAACTTAAGTATTGCTGGCGGAACTGGAACAGATACTGTATCATTACTTACAGATACTCTTACATTTGCAGGAACTGCAAATGAGATTGAAACAACCGTAACCAATAATCAAGTTCAGATTGGTCTTCCTAATGATGTCATTGTTGGCAATGCTCTGACTGTTACAGGTCCTGCACAATTCAATGGCACCGTCAATCTTGGCAATGCAACTGGAGATACTGTTACTGTTGTAGGTCTCACAACATTTACAACAAGTGATGTTTATATAAGTAACTCACTCTATGTTGGTGGTTTACAAGTCACTGGTGGTGGATCTGCAATTGGACAAGATATTACCACCAGAAACTTCAAAGCAACTGGAGTATCAACCTTTGTAGGTGCAGTTACATTTGAAGGTGGTACAATTACTCTTGGTGATGCTGCAACTGATAACGTTGTATTTGCTGCAGATGTTAACTCCAATATTGTTCCAAATACCGATGCAGCATATGATTTTGGAACTGGATCTCAAAGATGGAGAAATGGATCATTTTCTGGCATTGTAACTGCAACGACCTTTGTTGGTGCTTTAACAGGAACTGCAACATCAACAACAAATATTCCAAACCTGACAGGTGCTATTACTTCTAATAACACTACAACATCATTAGGATCTTTTAGTTCTTCCGATTTAGCAACAGCACTCACAGATGAAACTGGTTCTGGAGCTGCAGTATTTGCGAATACTCCTACACTTGTAACTCCTGTTCTCGGAACTCCAACATCAGGTACACTCACTAACTGTACTGGTCTTCCAGTATCAACGGGTATCAGTGGTCTTGGTGCCAATGTTGCCACATTCCTTGCAACCCCTTCATCAGCAAACCTAGCATCTGCAGTCACTGATGAAACTGGTTCTGGTTCTCTTGTATTTGCAACATCACCAACACTTGTAACTCCTGTTCTTGGTGCTGCAAGTGCAACAAGTATTGAAGTATCTGGATCAGTTAATGTTGGAACTGCATTAAGTGCTCCTACTGTTAAGACTGCTACAGTTCAGCATTCAAACGGAACACAAGCAGCAACGATTGATTCTTCAGGTAATATCACAGCATCACAAAGTCTGACTGTTACTGGAGATCTGATTGTTCAGGGATCAACAACTCGTGTAGATTCTACAGCATTAACCGTTGAAGATCGTACCATTGAACTTGGAAAAGTTGATGGTGCAGTAACCACAACAACAACTTGGGACCTTGGTGTTCTGTTTAACTATGGTGATGCAGGAACTGCAAGAAAATCTGCTGTTATTTGGGAACATGCTGACTCAAGATTTAAGTTTGCAAAAATTCTTGATTCAGATACTGATGGAACAAACGCAAATACTCCACAACTTACAATTACTGGTGCTTCCAATTATGCAGCAATTGAAATCAATGCACTGTGGATTAATGACTGTGCAGGACAATCACAAGTCATTAACTGTTCTGGTTCCACAAGAACATTAGAGAATATCACGATTGATGGCGGGGCATTTTGAACCCTAAACCCATAATCTAAATAGAGGGAGTTTATATCTCCCTCTTTTTTTATGACTGATGATGACCTAAAAGCAGTTCTTGCAAAATATCAACAGAAAGCATTTGAGTTATACAATCAAAATATTGTATTAGAAACACAAGTAGAGCAGTTGAATAAAACAATTGAACAGTTAAAGAAACCTAAAAGATCCACAACCAAGGAAGATGACTTCCAATAAATAATAAAAACCCTTATATAAGGGTTCTACGGTTTATACCAACATATGGAGTTGAATGGCTAATCCAATTATTAAGATTAAAAGATCGGCTGTTGCCGGTAAGATCCCAACAACTACTGATCTACAGTTGGGTGAATTAGCTATCAACACATATGATGGTAAAGTTTATATCGAACAAGATCAAGGTGGTGTTGGTGTAGGAACTACTGTTATTGTTATCAATCCTTGGTCTGTTGGAACGGGAACAAATACATATAATACTTACTTTACTGCTGGCTCTGTTGGTATTGGAACTACACAACCAACATCAAAACTATCCGTTGTAGGTGATGCGGTAATTACGGGTGTAATCACTGCAACTGATGCTGAATTATACACAAACTTTACTGTTACGAATAGTGGAGCAAGTGCATATCAGTTTGCATCCACCGGAATTGGATTTACTCAGAGCACAAATAATCCAACTTTATATTTAATTAGAGGAAAAAAATATCAGTTTAGTGTGAGTGCATCTGGACATCCTTTTTGGATTAAAACGGCACAAACCACAGGAACCGGTGATCAATATAATGATGGTGTTACCAACAATGGTGTTGACTCTGGAACCATAACTTTTAAAGTTCCGTTTAATGCACCGAGTTTACTTTATTATATTTGCCAATACCATTCTGGAATGAATGGAAAAATTTATGTGATTGATGCTGGAATTGGTCCAGACGTAAATATAAACACAACGGGCATTATCACTGCATCTAGTTTTGTAAAATCCGGAGGAACCTCAAGTCAATTCTTAAAGGCAGACGGTTCTGTTGATAGTTCTACATATGCAACACAAACTTACGTTGGTCTTGCAACAGTTGGTCTTGCATCAGTTTCCTATGTTGATACCCAAGTTGGTCTTGCTACTGTAGGATTAGCATCAGTTTCCTATGTTGATACCCAAGTTGGTCTTGCTACTGTAGGATTAGCATCAGTTTCCTATGTTGACACCCAGGTAGGATTATCAACTGTAGGATTAGCATCGGTTTCTTATGTTGACAACAAAGTTGGTCTTGCAACAGTTGGTCTTGCATCGGTTTCTTATGTTGATACTAAGGTAGGATTAGCAACTGTAGGACTTCTAAGTCTAACAGGAAATGGAAGTAGTTTAACTGGAATAGTAACGTCTATTGTTGCTGGAACAAACATTACAATTTCTGGAGCAACGGGACAAGTTACAATTAACTCAACTGCTTCTGGTGGTGGAAGTGGAAGTCAATGGGTCACAACATCTGCTGGTATTCATACACTTTCTGCTGTTGGAATTGGAACAACCAATCCAAGTGCAGCAGTTACCTCAGCAAATACAACAGTTCTTGCTGCTGGTATTGTAACAGCATACAAGTTTTATGGTGATGGAACTGGTATCACTGGCATCAGTGCTGTTGCAAGAGTTACTGTTCAGTCTGGTGCTCCATCATCACCAACAGATGGTGATTTATGGTATCATACAACACTTGGAAGACTTTTTGTTTATTATGATGACAACACCAGTTCACAATGGGTTGATGCATCACCATTTAATCTAGCAGGTGGTGATGGAGCAAACGTATCAGTTGGAGCAACAGCACCCAATGCTCCTATTGAGGGTGACTTGTGGTATAACTCTAACTATGGTCGTCTGTTTGTTTATTATAGTGATGAAGATAGTGACCAATGGGTTGATGCTGCGCCATTCAATATGTCTGGTCTTACAACATCAACGACTTATACAGAAAATTCATTTGTAGCAACATCAGGGCAGACTACATTTTCTGTGACTTATGATGTTGGATATGTAGAAGTTTACTTAAATGGTATTCGTTTAAGTTCAAGTGAATACACTGCAACATCAGGTAATTCGATTGTATTGAATGAAGCAGCAGCAGAAGGTGATGTTGTTGATATTATTGAAGTTGTAACCAACAGAGGTCCTACAGGTCCCACTGGTCCAGCAGGTCCATTATCAGGTATTGGAACAACAGCAGGAAGCACAACACATTATCCAATCATTGTAAGTGGAACTGGTGACCAAGATGCATATATTACAACCACATCTAACTACTTCAGTTTTATTCCATCATCAGGAACATTATCCGTTAATCAATTGAATGTTGTTGGTGTTGTTACTGCGACTGACTTTAACTCCACATCTGATGTTTATCTTAAAACAAACATCAAAAAGATTGATGACCCACTTGCAAAAGTATTGCAACTCAATGGAGTATCCTTTGATTGGAAATACACACAACAAAGTTCTGCTGGTGTGATTGCACAAGATGTAGAAAAGGTCCTACCAGAAATTGTTAAAGATGCAGAAGATGGACACAAAACACTGAACTACAATGGTTTGATTGGATTGTTGATTGAAGCAATCAAAGAGCAGAATGAAACGATTAAATCATTAGAACAAAAAATAAATACTCTTGAAGAGAGGTTAGGTTAATGGCAAACAAGACACGCCTACACGCAAACTTTGCAACAGGGAATAATATCTTTGTTGATACCACAAATGGTCGTGTGGGTGTAGGCACAACAGTTCCATCCACAACT